GAACTGGAAAAACGGCAGTAGGGCAAGACCCATGGCCAGCAGCAGCAAGGTCACTTGGATAATGCCGGATAACACCTACTTTTCAATCCTTGTGTCAGGCAACAGCAAATCCTTCAGATGCTTGACAGCCAGATCATCCAAATCGTTGTCGGTGCGAGTAACGATCCGCTCCAACATCGCAATGATCAACTCTTTGAACGCTCTGGAGCGCCACATCGTCATGACCAGAGGCTTAAGAACCAGAAGCATTGGATTGACCTAGTTACGCTGTAACGGTAGCTCTGTTGCGTCATGGCCAACAACCCCGAAGAGCAGCACGAAAAGGAAGGCATCTGCGTTGCTGATGTCGTCAAATGCGGTGTCCTCGCCTGGAGCGCCACACTGCTGACCATCTCGTACCTAGGGATCTACCCCCAAATGAAGATGGACAACACCTTTGTCGCTTCTCTGCTGACTGGCGCAATGGCTTCATTTGGCATCGAGCGCAAGAGCAATGGCAATGGAAATAAGAAGCCGACTATTGTTGACAACAAAGACACCAAAGCTGGCATCAAATGACCCGGACACTTTTGGTATTGGGCATCACATTGGCAGCTGGATTGCCTGCCCGTGCTGATCTCCAGCACAAAATCATGTCGTCGGTTCAGCTGCAAGTCGGTGGTGCTGTAACCACAGCAGAACGGATTGGCTCTTCGTTCAGCATCTCCGGCACCAACATCGACACAACTGACGGCACTACCGCCAACACAGTTTCTGCTGGCACGATTACTAGCGGTGTTTACGCACCCGGCACGATCTCCGCAACGCAAGACGTTCCAGGGGATGCGTTCTCCTTTAGCCAGACCTACCGCCAAGCTGATGCCGTTCCAACATCCGCTGTCACCACTGGCGCTGTTGGCAACTTCGGCAGCCTGACATCCACGGCTTCTGGCACGGCAGGTGACTTGGCAGGCACGATCTCCTCTGACGGTGGCATGACAATCGTTGGTGGTGGAGCAAACACGCTGGCTGTAGGTCAGCTCGTGACTGAAATCACCATCAAGTGATGCGCTGGCTTCTGCTGCTGTTGCTATCCGCTCCAGCGGCTCACGCTGTTCCTGTGATCCCCAACTTCACGCAGGGCACAATGTCGTCTCATACAGAGACAACCAGTAAGGTCACTGAGACGATTGTCAGTGAGAACTATTCAACGGGGTTTGAATACAGTGCTAGCGGTGTAAACATCAAGCCAGACGGCGCAATTAACCCCGTCTCCAACACAACGGTCAACGGATGGACCTCCTTAGGAGAACGACCAAACTGGTCAATCGTCAAACCTGGAGAAGCCTTTCAGTTCGTCGAAAGCCTGAAGGGACCGGGCTTGTCGAACGTCACCACCATTCAACGCACCACCGAAATCACAAGCGTTACCGATACGGTTTCCTCCTTCTCGGAATAATCGCCACTGCTCCAGTCAACGCGCAAGACGTTGGCGGAATCTCTGCAACCGCATCGCCAACTGCCACATCATCTGGGTCGGTGTCTAACCAGGCTGTGCAGATCATGCAGGGCTCAGCAATTACCAACACCTATGGCGGCAACATTCAATGCCAAGGTCCAACACTGACTGTCACGCCATACCTCAACCGCACCAAATCATGGGGGCTGCCCTACGAATACAGCTATCCAGATCCGGTCTATGACCTTTCCGATCTGAACGACGATGGTCGGTTAGACAATCCAGGCGACGTGCTCTTCTTCAAAGACACGCGCACAGGACAAAAGGACAACCACAACTGGAATCTGGGCTTATCTGTTCAGGCAACCATCCCACTGGACCAAGGTCTGCAACGACGCTGTAAAGAAGCAGTCGATACGCAGCTTGCGATTCAGCAACAGGCTCTCGCCAACAAACGGCTTGACTTCGAGATCAGCCGACTAAAGCATTGCGGTGAGCTGATGATGAAGGGTATTCGCTTCGCCAAAGGCAGCCCTTACGAAAAAGTCTGTCGTGACGTGCGTGTTTACCGGCCCGTTCCACACACCCATTCTATCCCCGTAACGACCTCTGGAACTTCCTCCGCTCCCTGACGCTTTCTACTTTGACCTTCTTACCCAATGCCTTTTGAAGTTTCTTCGCCAACTTTTTTATGGTCGGCCTGATCGCCTTCAGCAGCAAGGGAGTTGCCAAGGCTGCTGACACTGCAATCGCTGACGTTCCAGCGGTGTTGACCGCTTGCGGAATGGTTGGAACTGCTTCGATGATGCGTTGAGGCAGTGTCTTTTCTTCGACCTTTGGTTTTGGAACTACTGGCGGTGTTTCTGATTTTGATTCTTCTCTTTTGGGGAGTTTGACTGGTGGTGGTTCTGCAGCTGGTGGATCAGCAGGTCTTGGAGCGACAGGTTTAACAGGTTCTGGCTCAGCCTCAGGCTCCATCTCCATTGGATTGAAGTGAGGCAAATTGATGACTGGAACGCCGACATCTAGGGTGACCGGCGGTGCTTGCGGTATTGCTACCTGTGGCAAATCGTGAACCACGTTAATCTCAGGCACAACGATCTCTCGGATCTCCATGAAGTCAGAGCGGTTTACAGCAGGTCAACTTTGGATTGAACGTAACCGCAGACGTGAAGGACCGCCTGTTGTCTACACCGTACTGTGCGGCAAATCTGCCAGGCCATTTACCGATCCAAAAGCAATCCTCAAGTGGGTGAAGTGGCCTAAAGGCACACCAACTGGTGATGCTTTACGCGAATGGTTGGCGTCGTTTGAGCAGGAACCTCAAGCACCCGCGCCAGAACTTGATATGGCAAAAATTAAGGCTGAAGGCTTCGGGCCTGAAGCTCATGACGACGATCCAACTGCCAATACCAAGATGATCACCTAGTCCTCGCAAAGCAGGACAGTCAGCGAGATACGGTACTTAGGACCATTGATTGACTGCGGCCTGATTGCATGGGGGATGCTGCCGTCAAACAAAATGATTCTGCCTGGCGTGTAAGACGACGCAAAACTGATCCTGCTCAAGTCTTTTGGGTCGTGGAATAAGGTTTCTCCGTACCAACCGTCCTCCCAGTCCAGATTGCAGTAGTACAACGCAACCTGCTTGCCGGGGTGCGAGTGGATGTAATGCACGTCTGAAGGACGTACCAGATTCACCACTGCGCTTTCAATCCGTCGAGACGTGAAAAAAGCCGTTTCCTCTATGCACGGGGCGATGTAAGTGAAGATCCCGCTGGCGTCTAGCTGTTCTTGGCTCCAAGACGCATGGACATTAGGGACAGACTTTTCATTGTCAACAACAGGTCGATCTGTCCAACCAAGAGTGAAATTGGTGCGTGAACAGTAATCAAGCGCTTTTTCGCGAACGGAAAAAGGCACCTGATTATCAAAAACCTCAATCTTCACTGAATAGATGGGATAGCAGGACCAGTTGCTTTAGGTAGCTCAGGGATCTCAGGCATCAGTTCTTCAACTTGACCCGGCACCATTTCAGTCACCGTACCAGTGATGTCATCAGTAATGGTTGCTGCGTAGTCATCAATCCATCCTGGGATGCGAGCAAAAGCAGCAATGCTCAGCCCAACCAACGTTCCAGACATCACGAAGCCCAGCACGCCGAGCACGTTGTAGACCTTTTGCATAATCGTTTGGGTCAACAAAAAGCCCCCGCGCTCTGCACAAGTACGGGGGCTCCTTGCCGTCTGTGTGAGGAGACGATTTAGTTATAGCTCAGAAGCTGAACTTGGCTCCAGTCTTGAAACCAAGGCCGACTTCATCGCCAGTGCTGAAAGAAACCTCACCGTAAAGAGGACCACCGCTGATACCAGCTTTGCCGGTCAGCTCGATCTCTTTGTCACCTGCATCAGGGAAGATTGCAGCAGGACCAGCCTGCACGTAGGCACCGTTGTCGAAGTCATACCCAATGTGACCTTCGAGAATGCCTGATCCCGTTCCAGAATCCAGCCCAGCTGACATGTTCAGCTCAGGGTTGACGTACCAGTCGGCTTGAGCAGGAGATGCCAGCACAGCTGCTGAAACGACGACACCACTCGCAATGAGAAGTTTGAACATTGGAAGGAGAATTAGCGTTTTCCCTGGCCACGATACTTCTTCCGTCCATGGGACGGTTTGGAATGTGATCCATTACCTTGACGTGTCTTTTTTGGCTTGCTAGGGACAAAATTTTGTCCGCTAAGTGACTTAGCCATCAGATGCCGTCAGTCGAAGTCAAGTTCTGATACTTCAGAGCCAGACCTGTGAACAAACCATATTGAGGATGGCTGATCTGGTCACGGCCATCAAGGAAGTACAGCTCTTCAAGCCACAGCGTTCTAGCCGCCATAGCCTGGACATCCTCCGCACCAGGCTTAGCGGCGATCATTGGATCTGGACGCTGCATCACCAAGGAACTCCAGAACCTGAAACAGGAGTGCGCTGCACGTCAATCTGTACCTGGAGCGCAGCTTCGATTTCAGCAACCTTGTCCGCACCACCAAGCTTGGCTTGCAGAGCTGAAATTGCCCAAGACTCTGTTAGTTCCGAATACGCGGTCAATTCGGAATCATCTTCAGGCTGGTCAAGACCAACGCTGCCATACGCACCAGCGGAATAGGTGCCGTCAGAAGCTGAAACGGTGTAGTGGACTGTTTGAACAGCACCGTTGCTCAGCTGACGATCCATAGAGCCAACGGCCCAGGTGAACGTTGTGGTGGGTGTAGACATTGGGAAAGTCCTTGCAGGTGAAGTTTACCTATTGCGCCTCAAGGGCGGCAACTTTGGTTTCTAGCGTCTCAATTTTGGCGATTGCTTCTTGCAGTGCCGCAGTCAACAGTGGCACCAGTTTGGATTGGTCAATGCCTTGATAATCAGGAATCGTGTTGCCATCTCCATCCAGCTTGTTGTCACCAACAGAAACACCATCAGGCAGTTCTTCGCCTTCTTTCCAAACTTCAACGCCGTTGTGCGTTCCAAAGACCGCTTCTGGTACGACGGTTTGCGCTTCGTGAGCAAGGAAGCCGTCAACTGTCGCATCAGGCGCAGTAATAAAGTTAAAGCGTTTAGGCGCAAGTTGTTTTACACGACCGATAGCGCCGTCAAGATCAACAACGTTTTCTTTGAGACGGTAATCAGAACTTGTGTTGTAAGCAGTGCTGTTTGAGTTGACAGTAATACCCCCAACGAGATTCTTATTATTTCTAGCGTGCAAAATATACCCAGCATTATTCCTATTTATGTGGCCTCCATCACTGGCGCAACTAAAAAAGTATTTGCCATTTGAGTTAATGCTAGAGCCAGTAGTAGTATTATTGTCGCCAGGATTTGTAGCTGTTGTCCCGATTGAAAGATGTCCGGAGCTGTTGATTCGCATCCGCTCAGTCGGCGTCGTACTACCGTCTGCACAGGTTTGAAATGCCATCAATGTTGGCTTAGAGCTGCCACTCCAAGTGCCACCATCCCTGTTGCATTGAATTACTCCAGAAACTGTGTGGGTATTGTCTGAGAAGCCGACTAAACCAAGGGCTTGCGCGTTTGCAGGTGTTGCAGCACCTCTTGCTAAAACAACATCACCACCAGCGGCGTTGTTTCCAGCGTTGCCTTGAAAAACTGCACGGAAGTTTCCAGAGCTGCTTGTAGTTCCCGCAAGCAACCGCCCCGAGCTGTCGATACGCATCCGCTCTTCACCAGCGGTACTTAAGCGCATGTAATCGCCGTTATGCACATAACGAATATCACCACGGAAGAGGGTATTTGCGCCATCTGTAAATGCAAGCGTTCCAGACCCTGAGGTGCTGCTACGAACAGTGATTCCAGCACTGCCAGAAGCCTGCGAAATTACAAGATCATCAGCGATAGTGTTGAACGACGATAAGGCCGTTTCATTGATTCCAACCCTGCCCGAGCTGTCGATTCGCATCCGTTCGGTCGGGCTGCTCGCACCGTCCGCTGTGGTGAAGAACATAAGGCGACCTGGATAATCATTTGTTCCCCATTGCGCATCAGCAAGCCCTTCAATCTTTGCACCTACGCCGCCACTTTGACCGCCGAAATAAACCTTACCTAAGCCAGTACCAGAATTTATTGAAGCATCAACAAGTGGACGTCCTATCCAAATTTCACCTACATCGGTTGAGCTTTCTGAGTTGCCTTCTAGCTGTAAGGTATAGCGCCCACGAGCAGAACTTGTCCCAACCAACAACCGCCCAGAGCTGTCGATTCGCATCCGCTCGGAGCCAGCCGTGTAAAACCTTTGCGATACTGATTGTGCAGCATAAAAATTAACACTGGTATTACCATGCCATATCTGAAAATTATTGCCGTTAGGGGCTTCAATGTGAATTTGTCCCCCAGAGGTACTGCCATCGCCAATCGTTAAGGTTCTATAACCAGTAGAGTTAATAGGGGTGCTATTTCCAATGCTTACATTTCCCAATCTGTCAATCCGCATCCGCTCTGTAGCGTTACCTGCACCGCTATTAGTAGAAAATATAAGACGGCCTGGCATGTCACTTGTGCCTGGAGTGTCATCGACTTCAGCCTTTATTTCTGCTCCCCAACTAGCAAAACTAGATCCGTCGTATCCGTAGAATCGAATTTTACCAATTTCATCATTATTATTAAGTATTGCTTTTGAACCTTCGGTGCCTCTTGCATGAGCAAGAATTATGCTCGCGCCAGAAATACCTGACTCATAGCGAGTTTGTCTAACAGAACTGGTTGCAAAACCGTTACCAGAAACCTGAAGTGCCGAACCAGTTGGAGAAAGTTGTGCAGACGATGTGCCCAGAAGGAGCCGGCCAGATGTATCTATGCGTAGGCGCTCGGCAGAGTTTGTTCTAAAAACTAACGCCTGAGCACTCATAGTGCCAACGTATGAAGCGTCAGAATCATTTCCAATAAGCTGCAAACCTGCGCTGCCTGGACTTCCAGTTATCTGAATTTGATTTCCAGCAGCAGCATAGATTCCTCCACTTACATCTAATTTGGTGCGAGGACTTGTAGTTCCAATGCCAACATTTCCACCGCTTGTTATGCGCATCGCTTCCGTGTTATCCCTAGCAAAAATTAAGTGATTACCATTATGTGCATACCTTATATAGCCTGCATTTCCCGAGCCAGCATCACCAAATCTAACTTCACCGTTACCATCATTTGACGTAAGAATTCTGATTGCAGTAAAGCCGTTGCTAGTGCTTCCGACATTTAATCTGTCTGGAGCTGACGTACTGCCGATAGCCACATTGCCAGAGCTGTCGATAACAAAGCGTGTCGCGCTTGCATCTACATCTCTAATCTCAAATCCACCATTAGTTACGCCAGTTGTGCCCTGACCAAACTCAAAGTTATCTGCTCCAGACGCACCGCCAGATAAGCGAATTCGCGACAAACCAGTTGCATCATTTAGATGTAATTCAGTCTGTGGGCTGGTAGTTCCAATGCCGACGTTGCCTGAGCTGTCGATAGCAAAAGTGTTTGATCCTGCATTAAACAAAAAATCAGACGCAATCGTCCTGGATTGGACATAGGCGGAAGAACTTCTGTTGTAATGTTCGATAAGTGTGCCGCCATTAGCGCTTCCGTTGCCAGCGCCTATTTCCATTCCAGCGGCTCCGCCGGAACTAATAACAAGATGCTTGGTAGGCGAGGATGTCCCAATGCCAACATTCCCAGAGCTGTCGATTCGGAGGCGCTCGGTGTTTGCCGTAAAGAACCGCATAGCGTCCGACTCTCTGTTATTAAGAATCGTCGAATTTCCACTTTGGTGCAGACTAAAACCGTCAGACCCAGCACTTCCTGTTGTTGAGTTTGTTAGATGGATATATGCAGCTGTAGTCGAAGAATGGACGTGAAGCGGGCCTTGTGCAGGCGACGTTGTTCCAATGCCAACTTTGCCATCACCATCAACCATAAATTTGGTTGATTTTGTGCTGTCAGCATCACTCTTTACGGCGAATACTGTGTTGCCAGAAAACTGTGTTGCTCGGTAAACAACACAACGTGCATCTGGGCTGGAGTCTCCCACGCCCAAGTTGCCTGAGCTGTCGATGCGTGCATATTCACTACTGCCTGCAGCATTTCTGAATACATGCTGAGCAGCATCAAGAAGCCCAAGATTTGCGTTGGCTGAAAGCTTGAAAGAACCTTCGTTGTTCTCAATAGTAAAAACAGCTGGGTTGTTGCTTGCATAGTCGATATGCAACGACTGGTTAAAAGTCCAAGAACCAGTGCTGTTAATCCACTTCAGAGTCTTATCAGTCGCACCTTTCAGCGTGATGCCGCCACCATCAGCAGTGGTGTTACTGGGTGATGCAACAGAACCCAGCTCAATGTTCTTGTCGTCGATCGTGACGGTCGTGCTTTCAACCGTTGTGGTCGCACCACTAACCGTCAGATCACCAGAAATGGTGACATTGCCGCTTCCATCAACCGTGACGCGCTGCGTTCCACCAGTGCTAATGCCGACCGTATCCGTACCAGCAAGGTAAACACCGTTTGCTTGGTCCGAGCTAAACGCCAACGCTGGAGCAGCTGCCGTTCCATCAGGCAACGTGCGGAACAGGTTGGTCGTTGTGATCTTATTGGTTGTATCCGCGCTTACGTCAACGACAGGCACCACGTCAGTTGACGCCAGTGTGGTGATGGCATCGAGTTCCGTGATCTTCTTATTTGCCATGACGCTTACGTTTTGATGACGTACATCATTGCAATGTTACGCGGTCTGGCCTCGTTGCCACCATCGTTGGCAACACTGACTGACGTTGAGACGCTGATGCCAGTAAAGGCATTGCTTGTGTTCTTATTTCTTTGTCCGCAGTCGTTATCGCCTGCTTTCCAAGGTCGATAACCCTCGTTATGAGCTTGCTGGTCGATATAAACATGGTTGTGACCAGGGTCAGTAACGGTCGAAGTCGCAGAAGCACTGTGATTGTGCTGCTTGTTTTGGTCGCTCTGAGCTGTAGCAAAGTTGCGCCCGCTATCAACGCCACGAGAGTCGTCCCAGCCACGGACAAACTCGCCACGTAGATCTGGAACGTTAAAGGTGGTACTGCCATCACCCGCGCCAAACGCCGTTCCAATCTCAGCAAACAGGTCGGCGTAAACCGTTCTACTCAGGGCTTGGCCATTGCACTTTTCATATCCGCTAGGAACGGTAGTGCTAGCCATCAAGTGGACCGATCCAGTCGGCACAGCTTGCGGCAAAGCAGTAAAGCTCAGATTGCCGCTGCCATCTGACTGCAACACGTCGTTAGCATTGCCATCACTGTTGGGCAGAGTCAGCGTTACGTCACTGCTGACATCTGATGGAGCGCGAATCGCAACAAAGTTGCTATTGCTCGTATCTCGCAGCCTTAGTGCTTTGCGATCACGGATGGTGATGCCGTTGCTGTCGAAGTGAGCGCGGCGCGTTCCACCCGTTGCAATATCAAGCGTATCGGCTGCGCTGAAGTAGATCCCCGTGTTGGTGTCGTCAGATCGCCTGATCGGCAAGCTGCTAACCGTTCCAGCAGGTACTCCGACGTTGCCGGTAAACGTGGGACTGGCTTTCAGCGCAAGACCAAGATTGGTCTCGGATAGCGTGCCAACAGTAATAAACGCAGAGTCAGCAGCGTTGCGGATCTTCAGCGCATCATTTGTGGTATCAGCGAACCACATGAACGCTGTGGTAACTGAAGGATCAGACGATCCAGAGTTATTGCTAAACAGCGCGTCAAAGTTGTTATTGAGGTCAGCACGTACTGAGCTGCCGCTGGCGTTTTGAATCTGCTGGTCAGCTTGTGCCATTAGCCTCGTCCGTAACCGACAGCGTTCCAGCGGACCGTTGAAGCGATCCGGGTGTTGCTTGAATTGTAGACGGAGATGTCAAAGCTGGAACCGCTGCTGTCGTTGGAGATGACGTAGTAATCCGTGGTGTTAGACGCGGCAAAAATGATGCCAATCGACGGTTTGACGTAGAACCTGTTGCCCGTCCCAAAATTAACGGTCGTGTCACCGCTAGTGCTAGTCGTTACTTCGCCGGACAACGACCGGAAAGGCATCAACGCCTTGACGCGCAGCTGGTCTACTGAAATTTGGGCGTCATCGTCACCAGTCTCAAACTCAGCCTTTAGCTCAAATGCACGGCACTTGATCTCTGCATTGTTGAAGTGACGCCAAGAGGTGTAAGTGGGAGAACCGCTTGGATCGTCTTCCGTTGTTCGCACGTACAACTTGACATCACAGGTTGTTGGCGTCGTGCCGTCAAAATCTGCAATCGAGTCAAAGTCAGCAACGTTATCGATCAGGTTGGTTGCTGGGAAGTAAGACCGGGCTCGCAGAGTGCTTTCAAGCCGCAGGCTTCCCACATGCGTCAACGTAAATGGATTGCCGTTGAACACATACTCTCCAGTCGTGTGCAGCACAGAGCCGTTTGCTGCCATCTCCAGCTCTTGGTCAACGCTGTCCACGCTGAGGTTGGTTTTCGTTCCAGGAAATGTCGGATCCTCTGTTGCCGACAACGCTGACACTTCCTCAGTGCTCTCAAGCTCTGGCTTGGTGTACTCGATTAGAGCAAAATTCTGACTCTCGCGACCGCCAGAGTCGATGAACTTCATTGAGTACGTTCCAGACTTCAGGTCTGCATAGGCTTCCGTCGCGGCACCTGCGATCTCTTCAGAGATGCTGGTTGAGTTGCTCCACGTCACGTTGGACGTGTTTGGCGAGTGACGCAGCCTGACGTGACCGCCGTTCCGCACGTCAAGGTCAAGAGACTGACGCCAAGTCAACTTGGCCTGACCATTAACCGGGATCATGTCGAAGTTGATGTAACTGGGGTTAGGCGTAGTCCCATCCGTCAAGAACTCATTATTGTCCAGCTGCGGCGGTGCAGTTTTGCCCTGGATCGTAAATGTGTCGCTTGTGATAACACTGCCGCGATTCAGATAGTTTCTGGCTTGGATTTGAACCTGCAGGTTGCCAGCTCGAATGTCACGGATGGTGATTGACGGTGATGCTGTAGTCAGCGTCTCAAAGTTGTCATCGTCAATGCGGAACTGGACGCGGAACTCACTGATGTTGACGCGATCATGCTGCCAACTAATTGACGCACCAACAAACACGCCCTGGCCTGTTTCGTAAAGGAACTCTTCTGCCGTGATTGAATCAACAGCATTAGGAATGGCTGATAGGTTCGTGATGTCGCGGTTAGTCAGCTCATTGTCAGACTCAACCGCGTCGTAGATCGTGGCGTTGTAAGCAGCTGCGCTAACGCCATAAACACCATCCTCTGATTCGGCAACAGAAAGAACTCTGAACTGCTGTGACTGAATGTCAGATGTCTGAATTAAAAACACCGATCCAGCTGTAGGTGTTTGACTAAACGCAGATGTCACGTCAATCGTTGCCGTTCCATTGGCTTGTGGCTGAATACCACCTGCCGGGATACTGCGTGTTTCAGCAATACCGCTTGGCAGCATGACTGACACCTTTGGATCGTTATCGCTGGTTGCCACGCTGACCGACAGGTTGGTGCTGCTATCAACCGTCAGTTGTGTTGTGGTGGCAGAACGAACGCGACCACTACGCCTGACACCAGCTCTAACGGGATCAGCAATGTCTACAACCTGCCCAGGGCGAAGAATGATGCCGCTTTCAATACCAACAGCAAACTGGCACGTCTCAGTCAGATTCTGCTCTGACAACAAAGTCCATTTGCCAATCCTGTGCGCCTGACCTTGGCTGTAACAACCAACAGCCTTGATGTCTTTGTTGATGATGCCGTACTTGGCTACAGCGTCGTGGTCTTCGACGTACTCAAACTCTGTATCGCCTTGTGTGTCGTAGTTCTGGTACGCAACCGTCGCAACGGTATGGCGGGCTTTCTGAGACGTTCCAGCGTATGTAAACAGCCCATCTATAACGTTTGATGGGCCAAGTGCATAACTTGAATCAGTCGGCTTGTCTTGGTTGAGCACCAAAGAGCCTGCGCCGTAGTAGGCGATGCCCCTAAAAATAGCTGTCATCTCTTGGATGACGTTGTAAACCTCAGCGCGGCTGTTAATCAGCATGTTGAGGCTGAATCGTGGCTCTTGACCGCCTTTGCCATCATCAACAAGAGCGTTGCAATACTGGCTTACAGAAAAGAAGTCGTACTTGTCGAGCGTCTCTTCAGGAATGCCCGCGCCATAGCGGTCTGAAATCAGCAGGTCATACAAACACCAGGCTGGATCATTCGTCCATGTAGCCGCTTGGAACGTGCCGTCCCAGATGCCGGAATACGTGATTCGTCCCACATGCGTAGTGGTGTCTACCGTTGCGTTGCTTGGAATCTTGACTTTGATTCCACGAATCAGATACTTACGACTTGGGATGCTGCTGAACTCACGCGAGTCAAAACGAAGCGCAACAAGTGCAGAGTTTGGGTAGCTGAACTTTTCGTCGATAATCTCGGTAAAGCTTTGAAAAATCGTGGTACTGGCTCGTTTTTGACTGGTTTCGTCAGCACTGACACGCACCATACGGACCAAAACATTGGTGCTGCTGCTTAGCGTAATCATGTAGTCACGCTGATAACGGTTGCTGCTTTTACCACTGATCGTGTCTGTAACTACGTCGTTAAAACCCCCGCCGTCATATTGAATTTGGATTTTAATTTCAACAGTGTGACCAACAATGTCGCCATCATCTTCTACTTTTTGAAGGCTAGGAATAGTTAGCGTTACCCGAAGACGATCAACTTCTGTGCCTTCAACAGGTCGAGTAACAGAGGCGCTGTTGGTTACTTCAATGTTGACCGCTCTTTCGACCTGCGTTGATCCAAAATCACCAGGAATGTGGTTCTGCGCTTGAGTGCCATTGCGCGTAACAACGGTGTAGCCAGAAAAGTTGTTGCTGCCGTCTGCGTTTTGGACTGGAGTGTTGTCCAAGAAAATACTTTTGTTGCCATCGTCTAAGCCTTGGATCTCGCCTTCGCCAACTAAATCCAGCACGTTGGCAAACTGGATTGACTGCAGAGTATCGTCTGCCTCGGTTGGCGTATGCGCTCCACCGCCGCCTTTACCGCCGCCACCAGCGCCTTGAACGTACTTGGTTTGTGTCATACCTGTTTCTGATCAACGTCGAGACCGCTGGATAGCACTGCCGAACCAACGAACACCCGCCCATAGGCTATTGGCACAGGCAAGCCCTGCTTAGAGGTGTTGACCACGTTATTAAAAACAAAAGATTCCAACTTTGCTGCTTCACGCCCACGTTCCAATCCCAAGTCTGGTTGAGGCGAAATGATCCCCGCGATTCCCTGCAAAACCAATCCAGCGCCTATAGCGCTAAGTGCTGTGCCTGCTGCAGTTGCTGCAGCACTTCCTACAACAACACCAGCACCTGCTGCAGTTCCTGCAGCACTTACTCCAAAAACGCTAGTTGTGCCAAACAATCCTGCACCAGGGAGCAGAAACGATGCTCCGATCAAGGCCGCTCCAAGCAAAATCTGACTTGTGCTCCCTCCAGCGCCAGCAATAACAGGCGTAATGCTAAACACCTCTCGATCGCTAAATGGCGCAAGCAAAGGAGTCACATCGTTCTCAGCTACTTTTTCTTTGCTAATTGCTACCCGATAGCCAACACCATCTTTTTGGCTATCAATTAACCATTTCTCTAAACCCGGAAAGTTGACGCACAATGCTTTGATTGCCTGTGCTGGTGTTGTTACGTCAAACTCAAAACGGCATTGACCAAGCCGTTTACGCAAAGCGCCATAGACCTTAACGACTTTCATGCCTCAAGGCGCAGGCAGTGCTTTTCCCATAATAACCGCCGTAAAGGTCTCGGCTAGACAACCTGCCCTGCACATGATGCAACACCTGTTGATCGCCCATGTAGATCGCTGCATGGTTCGGCAACGGTGAAACCAGATTCATCAAGATCAAGTCCCCAGGATGCACCTCTTCTACTGGAATCTTGCGAAACCCCTCCGCTGCAAAGTTATCCATATACAAGTTCTCGCCACGGTCCCAAAACTTGTCCTGCCGGTGGTAGTCCCTCAGCTCAATCCCGTACTCCCTTGCGTACCAATCACGCACAAGGGTGTAGCAGTCCACCACTCCAAACGAAAACTCCCGCCCCACATACGGCAGCTCAAAACCAGCTGGTTCGCAGTAGCCCCATGCCTCAGTGTTTGGATTGACAATGAACCAAGGCAGCTCCGACTTTTCGCAGGCCACTCGATCAGCTGTTGACGGCTGAGGATTCGTAATCGGATGGCTATGCACAATCGCCACCACCTCGCCTTGGTCCTCTACTTCGTTCCAACCGCTAAGAACAAAGTGCTCATCAGGTGTTTGAGCGATGTTTTGGCACGGAAAGTACCTGCGCCGTCCTTTGACAACAGCAACCAAACCACAACACTCACGAGGAGTTTCAGCTTTAGCGTGCTCCAGAATCTCAGCCTTCATGGCTGTTGACAGCCGCATCACTTGGTAAGACCTGCTCCAGGGAACGATCCAAATGGCAGCTCAGCGTTATCACCAAAACGGCACTTGCAACTAGCAATACGCTTCCCGCACACGTCCTCAGCATCAGTGGTCACACCTTCGTTGTTTACGTCAAAACGCCTGAAGTTAGTGCCGTCGATTGTTTTACCTGGGCCGGTGGTTGGGTCGTACCCGCATTCCGTTGACTTGTAGATCCACTGGCAAACGTTGGCAATGACCTGTCGTTTCGGCAGCTTTTGACCCGCCAAATCAAACTTGCTAGCCAGCTCAAACGTCACAGTGTCGCGTGACTCGCTTGCCTTGCGGTCGATAAACCAACGCTCTTGCGGGAACTGAGCGTTTGGATCAGGCACCCCGCTGGGGTTACCAACTGTCTCAACGTTGAACTCGTCTCCAGCTTGCGTAATCAACGTGTCACCGTCTTGTGCGATAGCAACGTTCTCAAAACGAAAGTTGATGTCATCAAGGTATTTTTTCAGCGTGCGGATACGTCGAACCTCCGCTCCACCAAGGTCATTGCCTGCTGTTGTGGCATTAACCAATGCGAGCAGCACAGTCATGGTGCTATCGAGATTGCTGACCGTTAGCGTTGGACGAGGCAACGTTCCAGTGCTCGTGTACTCAAAACCCTCTGCTTTGACCGGCAATCGTGTGTACTCGTTGCCGTTGAAAACTACGTTGACATCTTGATTACGGTCGTTTCGGCTCATACCAGCGTGCCAGCGGTACACGTCTGAACTCCCATGCAGGCTGCTGTTCAAACGCAGTTCAAACAGCTCGATGACTGCGCTAGGCGCGAGCTTTAGCAGCTCGTCATAGACACTACTGATCGCAGTCCAAACGCATGTTCCATCCGTAATCGTGCTGGCTATATCAGTCGGCCATGTCGGCTCTGAGCTGGCTGACGTTCCAGCTGTGGTGCAGCGAAACCACAAGCCAGTTCCATACGAAACCGTGGGACGACGAACGTCGCCTACAGAAAACGCGGTGCTAGCGGTCCAAACTGCTGTCGCCATTACGGTTCAAAGACTTCGCGGAACGTTGTCTGAATTGTGGCGCGGTTCAAGTATGGAATCGACTTGCTCCACTTCTCACAAACAAACTTCGAGCTTGAAGCCTCTCCCGGTGGTGTGAAGTCGAATGGAGCGTTGTCGTCGGCACGAGCATCCAAAAACGCTTCGATAGTGTCGGCGTCAGACTCAGACACCTCAAACGTCAGGCTGTAAGTCTTAGGGTTTTGATTGAGGCCAAAAGTTAGGCGGGCTTCGTAGCCGTCAGAAAATTGCACCTTGCGAAAGCTTGGTGCGCTGCTTTTTTGCAGCCCATACTTTGGAGTGATTGACGGAAAAGTAGCCATCAGCTTGAGAGGAGACCGCCAGGACGTTTTTGCTTGATTAGCTCAGCCTGCACTGCAGCGCCAAGCATTCTGCCAAGTTGTGCTGCTTGACTAGAGCTGCCTTCAACAGACGAACCAGAAGCATCTACGTTTACGGTCACACTAGCTCCAGCGCCCATCTGGTGATTTGGGACAATAGTTCCGTTATTCCTTGGAACGAACAACTCAGGACCACGTTCACCAACCAGATACGGCTGGTTCATCAACGCTCCTTTACCGCTGGCAGCAGTTCTCATGCCGCCAACTAAGATTTTGTTCCCTAAGCCAAATCCGGCACCGGATTGCACGTCTGGAGCAACTGGGCCAGCAGAGCTTCCAGGGAACGCAAACAACCGCGCATAACCGATTGCAAGGTATTGAGCAATGATGCTTTTAGCAGCACTAAACAGTATTGATGCAATGCTGCGAAGGAAATCAGCAAACGCTTGTTCCGCAGTCTTCGTTCCTTCAACAACTGAAAGCAAGCTGTCAAATAGATTGTCCGTAACAGGCTTTGTAATCGCTAGCGCATCACTAAAACGAGCTTGAGCCAGAGCTGCTTCATCAACAGCAGGTTGATACTCCTTGAACAACGCCAAGTTCAACTCAAGCTGAGCGCGTTGATCTTCTAAAGCCTGTCGGCGCTCTTTACTGATTCCAGCAACGTCTAAACCAGCTTGGTTCTGAGCAAGCTGGAAATTCATCATTGAAACTTGTTCCCGGAAGTTAGCTCCTTGACTTGCAGCTAATTCACGGCTACTGCCAAAGAACGGATCAAGCAAAAATTGCTGCCGCTCGAACGGGCTGGTTTCACGAATTTTGCGCTGTGCATCTGTTTGGGCTTGAATTTTTTGAAGATCAAGTGCTTGACGCACCTGCAACCGTCCCAAATCGTATTCGGCATGTCGTTGCGTCAACAGCGTTTTCTCAAGCCTTGCGCGATCTTCTGCAAGCTTGACCAAGAATTCATTTTCAGCGCGAAGACGAACTGTAATTTCACCTTCTTGCTTGCCTAACAAGTTAGTTTCTAGTTGATTAGCCAGCCTTGCTTTTTCAAGGCTTAGCGTTTGATCAATCTTGTTAAATTCTTCTTGTCGAGCAGCAAACTGACCATTTGTTGCTTTTAACCTGTCCAGCTCGACACCGTTTATTTGACCAATAAGTCCAAGAAGTCGATTTTGCACTCCAAGTTGTTCGCGTTTTATCTGTCGTCTTGCTTCAATTACTGCATTTGCCCTAGCATTTTCAGCTTGCTTTTTAGCCTGTTTAGCAAGTTCTTGCTCCAGTTTCAGCTCTTTTTCTTTTTGCTCTGTCAGCTTGCCTGCAAGTTGAATTGCAAGAACATCTAACTTGTTTTGTTCCGCTTGAACTTGTAATGTGCCTTGCTCAAAAGCAAGCGAATCTCGACGACTGGTTAGCCGTATGCCCTCTACACGAGCAGAATCTTTTGCTAACTGTTTTCTGGCATCAACTACTGCAGTAATTTTCTCTTCTAGCTCAAGCTGAGCCCTGGCTTCTGGGCTAGCACTTGTCTCTGCAATCCTAGTGGTTAGTCGATTGCGACGAGCAGCGGAGCCTCGCTGCCGTGTAGGAAGATTTTCTAGCGCTTCTTGATCGCGTCGTTGCTGTTCTAAAGGCGATATTCCTCCAAACAACCCTGCTACACCTTGATTGACAGCTGTAAGTAAAGGAGCAAAAAACGATGTCGTGGCCGCACCAAAACGATCTAAGGCGTTAGAAGCGTCTTCAGAAGACTGGGCTAGTTTTTCTAATTTACCCAGTCCATCTTTTCCTACGATCGTTTCAAGGCTTCCTTCTGCTGCTTGTCTTGCAGCACCTCCAATTCCTAAAGTTCCTGCAAAACCAAAAGTTTGAGCGGCACCCGTTCCACGAAGCCCAAACGCTTCAACAAGTCTGCCTATAGACGTTGAAGCCTTGGTCGCTTCTTTTGCAAATAAATTTGCTCCTTCAGCAGCCTGATCAAGCGCTTGTCCAATAGCTGTGCCAACAATTCCGCCAGCAAATCCAAAGGCACCACCAATCGCGCCACCAATACCACCGCCGATACCACCACCGATTGCAGCGCCCGGACCTCCACCAAACAACAGTGGAAAACCACCGCCAATCAAAGCACTGCTGATAATGCTTTTTCCTTTTGGACCAAATCCCTTTAAAGGATTTTTCAGGCGGCGTCCGCCTAAGCCACCACCTGTTTTAGAAAACTTTTCAATCGTTTTAAACGACTCTTCAACCGCTTTAAAAATATCCGGGAATGTTCCTGCATTTAATGCCGCTTTTTTAACGTTTGCAGCAAATGTGGCACTTGAAACAGCTGCAGCTTGAGTAGCAGCTGCCGCTCTTTCCATTGCGATGCTTTCAACTCCAGCGGCAAACCCAACTCTGTTTCCGCTAGTTGCTTGCTGAACACCTGCTGCAGCAACAGCTTGGTCCAAAGTGGATAGATTACGACTGCCAGATGTTTGACCAGCAGCAGGCAATGCAGGTCGCTGCAAGCCTGGCGGCACCATTGACATTCCAGCGCTAAATGGTTTCTGCGCTCTTGCTGCCCGCTCTAATAAACCTGCATTAAATTCAAGCTGTCTTCCAAGAGCTGCATTAACAGCAAGGAACTCATCCGTTCCAGCAATCGCCATGGACTGCATAAACGTCAGCTCTTTTAGAGCTTCTGCTGATGCAGCCAGAGTTTTTGGAAAGGCTTCAATCTCGTTTAAACGTGTCTGTAAAGAACCTGCACCTTCAAACTTAAAAAAGTCCTCACTTGCTCTTGCAAAAGCTTGGCCTTCTAATCGAGCTGCTTTAAATTGGCCAGAAAGAATTTGAAGCGCAAAACCTGTTCGGTCACTATCAGTCTTTGCCCCTTGAAGAGCAACTCTAAGCGCTTGAACTTCTTTTTTAACCCCTCCTGTTGCAGCTGAAAATGCGCCGATGCCACTGCGTATCGCGTTTGAGCCAAAAAACCTTTTGCTAACAGCAGATGCTAGTTCTAACTGTGAAATTAACTCGTCAACGCTTCTTACTGCTTGTTTTGTATCAAGAGTAATTTTTTGCTTATTAAGCTTACCAATCGTCTTTTCGACTTGATCAATAAGCTGCTTGGTACGCTTAAGCTCCTTCTCGCCCTTGACCCTTAGAGATAGCTCAATAGGAGCGACCACAGCGCCAAGCCACAGATATGTCCAATCTTAGCGCTTGCCCATTGACTGCGCCTTTGCACCCATTTTCGCTCGTTCCATCGCCTTCTCTTCTTCTTCGTTCTTGATCTCCAGAAACGCTGCCCATCCGACCAGCTCTTCTTGCGTCAACGTTTCAGTCAGCTCACGGACGGTCTTTCCTAGTTCCTTTGCAAGGAAGTAAATGAAAAACCAGTCCGTATTAGCTTTTCAGGTCTGCCTTCGCTTCCTCCACCTTGTTCTCCGCTCCAGAGGTCAGCATTGCCATCTGGATTTCTTGCAGAACAGAAGCGTCGATTGCGTTCTTCAACACAGCCTTTTCGCCATCCTGAAACAGGCGTTTGCCGTCAGCATCAAGAGCCTTTTCGATCATCATGCCCAGCGCAAAATCGGCAGCATCATCACTGTCAGATTTTTTCTGGATCGACTCACGCTCAGCAATGGTCAAGGGGTGCCAGTAGATGCTCAGCACCACCTCATCACCTTCCTTCAGTTCGTACTTATAGAGCTGGCTGACTCCAAACTTATTGCGAAGAAGCTCCGATGCACGCATGGAAGTTGGGTTCCTTTTCATTACTATTCTATGCTACAGCACTAAACTGACAAGATACGAGACCAATAAAATGCGCTCGGTCTTCGATTTCCAACGGTGTAGGACCAGAAATGTCAAGCGATCGTGGGCTGCAACTAAAAGTATCCGTGTAATCAGAAGCATTAACGGAGGTCAAGCCGTCAATCACAGCCTCGCCAATCGCTGCAAGCGCTGAAGTGCCAGCGTTTTTGGGCACATAGATGTTGCACTGAACGACGCCAACGTAAAAATCTGACGATGCGCCATGCGTCTGGATCGTGCTCTGGCTGTACGACACAGACATCAAGACATACTTCTTGGTCTTGCCTGGAGTCGTAAACCGAACGTTGTCATACACCATTTGCACCGTTGCATCAGCAGCTGCAACAGCGTCAGTGACTGCTTTTTCAAACGCAGCACGAGGAGCAACAAGTGTCATACGATCCTCCGGTAACGGGCTCCAGTGCTAGAACCGCGAGCAGATGCCTTAAGGCTAAGACCATCCGATGGCTTGAAAACAGTTTTAGCTAGCTTCTGGATTCCAGCAATATACGAAACGATTTGACTGGGGCGCTCCAATGCATACCGTGCGTATTTTGCAGTGTTGCCGATATAGACCTGATCTTTAATCGTGACCCTAGGGATGTCAAAACGAGGGTCAATGACCGGCGGAAAACTCGGAAACCGACTGCGTTTCTCACGCTTGATCTGTGCCCAAGGCTCAAAATTTTTAATTTCGTCTCTTGGAGCAGGAGGCCCACTCAATGAAACCTGCCAGCTAGACGCAAAAAATCCGGTGTAAACCGGACTTACTTCAGGCAACTCTGTTGCGATCAAACGAATCAACGAATTAAACGCTTCATCCAAGCCTGCCCTAGCTTCGCGTTCAAATTCTTCAGCAGCTCGTCCCATCAGAACTTCACCAGCACGATAAACATGTACTCTTGATCGCCCTTGTACGTGCGAATATCAGTGATCTGTGCCTCGCGATTAGACCCGGCATATTTCAAAGTAATCGTGTCCTCAAACGTTGGCTGACTGTCACCAATCAGATCAGGAGTGATGTAAAGACGAGCTTCACGCTCTTCACGGCCTTCCTCTTCTTGTGAGTGAACAAACTCAACTGGAACGTCAAAGGAATAAGCCGTATCAGTGGTTGTCAGCGCTCCAGTGCTCGTGTTGTAGCTCGGAGACGCCTTGCGGGTGTACGTAATCGTGTGATCAAACGACTTGCCCAGATCAGCAACGACCTGCTTGGCAACGTTCTTAAAAAGGCTGTCGAGCGCTCCTGCCATCTCAACCCCTCACAACGCGGAGAGAATACGAGCCACTGCCGCCCAGACAATAAGCGCCGAGATAAGACTGAAGCCAAGGATAAACGTCGAATACGTTATTAACAGTTCCAACAGCCTGGCTAGAAGTGTTGTACTTGACTTCCATCTCTCCGAGCTTGACGGATTCGTATAGCCCCGTATCGCCGGTAGTCCCTGTAATCGAGTCCGTGTCATTAGCCAGTGCGTTGGCTAACTCATAAGTAGCGTATTTGATGTCGTTTGGAATGCTGGTGCAAACCAACTCCACACGATCAACGTGATAGTTGTTGCGAGGCCAGCTCAGCGCTTGGTTGTCATCACAACGATCACCGTAGAAGTTCAACGTATCGATCCAGCGGGTTGCAGAGATCAGCGCTCGGTTCTTCGCGTCATCAGTTTTGTTGTCCCACTGCGTGCTGCTTGGGACGGTTTCAAAATATGCGTCGGCTTCGGCCAGCGTCACAAAGCTGTTGGCTGTCTCACTCTTCAGTGTGGCGTTGATCGTGGCAGCCATAGCGCAAAAAGAAGAAGGCCCCACCTAATGGTAGGGCCATTTGTCTCGTCAGGATCAGGACTTGAGGCCGTTGTCCAGAGGAGAGTTGACGAAGATCTCAACCGCAGGGATGAGGTCGATGTCGTAGGTGGCAGACCAGTTACTGCCGGTACGCAGGTTTGCGTTGGTCGGGTTGTCAGACGCCGAACCCCACTTGGTGCCCATGATGTGATAAGCACCGTGGTAGTCCACAGACAGCACGTCCTGCTTGGACAGCACGTTGCGGTCAGCTTCAATGCGAAGATCCTGCTGCACACCCTCAAGGATGGTGCCGGACTTCACGAGGTAACAACGGAACTCTTGGCGGTTGCCAGTAGAGGTCGGGTCGTTGATGTTGCACAGGGAGTCAACAATGACTCGGCAACCAGCAAACTCACCGACTTCACGAGCGCCGATGCCAACACCACCGCCACCCCAGGTCACTGCGCCAGAAGCAGCCAGTGCTGAAGTGGAGAAGGTCAGCATTCCCACCTGATACAGGTAGTAAGCGACGGAGGGGTGGACGATCAGAGTGTCCAGCTCTTCACCACGCTCACCCAGCAGGGAGCGAGCTTCTGCCATTGTGGCAGCGGTCAGGTAGTTGGACTCGCTAGTAGCGCCGGAGCCACCCAGTTGCTTCTCAAGGCGGTGGCCATTGAGGGCAGTGTGGAACAGACCAGTCAGTTGCTCGAACAGACGGGTTGCATTCAGCTTGTTGATGGCATCAGCCAGCTGATTGCGGATGTGAAGCATGGGATCTTCACCAGCTGCCAGAACAGCAACGTCATCCACGGCGTAGGCGAAACCACGGTGAACGATGGATGCAATCTGGGTTCCGGTACCAACCTTTTGAGGAGTCAGGTAACCAGCGCCACTGGTGCCCCAAGTTGCGGTGCCGTCGAAGATCTCTTCGGTCGGTGCAACAGGGTTGAATTCAGGAACTTGAATCCGGGTGCCGCCTTCGCGTGCATCCAGAAGAGCATTACGCACCACAGCGCCGCTCTTCAGCAGCATGGAGCGTTCTTTGATTGCCTCAGACACATAGGTGCTGAGATTATTCCTTTTTACGATGTCCGCCAGAAGGACACCGCCGGAATAATTCTGAAATGGAGCAGCCATTTCTTATTCGGGATTGAGGTTTGCGGGGTTCAAGTCACGGACTTGAGGTGGTGTCCCACAGGGACTATTTACCGGCCTCTCGCTTGAGCACAGCTGCAAGGTCAGGGTCGGTAGCTTCCAAGGCCATTTGCCTCGTTAAGTTAATACTACCTTCCAACCAAGGATTAGCGATACCTGCGGCACCAGCAGTTCCTGTAGTTGGCTTAGCACCCATGCCAGCCTGAGCACTTGGCTTGAAGTGATGCTCATAACCAGAGCCGGGATTCTTCAGCTTGCCGAGATAGACATTGATGTCTTCTTCAACGCCACCGTTGAGAACTTTGACACTGCCGTCATCTGACTTTTTCAGATTGCTTTGAACAAGCTGCAGCATCTGCTCAGCATTGATCGCACCAGCCTGACTAATCGCAGACAGTGCAGAAGTTTTCATCGCAGCAGTCTCGTTAGAAACACGAAGATCCGCGAGTTGCCGCTCCAGATCAGCGATCTGTTGGTCTTTGGTTTGAGCCGTTTTGTTGGCCTCTTCCCAAAGATCCTTCCACTGGCCTTGATCTTCCAGTGTTTTACGACGCTGCTCGTCTTGTTTCTTGTAAACGTCGTCAAGCTTGCCTTTGATGCCTTGGAACTTTTCCTCGGCTTCGCTGGCACGCTGTTGCAACGCTTGAATTTGCTGCTCGTAAGCAGAAACATCAACGTTGACGGTGTTTGCAGTCTCAGCCACGGGCTGCTCAGAAGGCGCCACAGGCGTCTCCTGGATGACTTGCTCTTCCATTATTAGAAATGAATTTACTCTGTTACTTTACTAGCCTTTGCTTTTTTAGCGGCAGGTTTTTTAACAGCAGGCTTGGCAACAGGCTTGGCTGATGTTTCAGAAGAAGGATCCCATGAATCAACAAGTTCCCATTTGTAGGAACCGTCAGCCTGCAATACCTTGTCGAGAGACTTGGCCATGAGTAAGTAGCGGCAGTATCTCTACTGTAACTCTGGCGCGGAATCTGGCGACTCGGCTGCTGTAGGCAGGATTTCACCCTGAACCAGCATGTCGCGGAACTCTTCGCGATCAATCACCTTGTCTTCAAACAGCTGTGCCATCGCTGCAATGTCCTGACCAATCAGGCGTTGCAGGTCAAAGTCACGGCTGATCTTCACCTCAGGCGGCTCAAGACCCAAGTAATCAGCAGCCATGTTGTAAGCCTTTTGCAAACCAGACTCCAGGTCCATCGACACCATCGACAACATCGAGTTGGTGTCAATCCGGTCCAGACGGCGTGCGTCAGCTGATTCAGCAACAAACTTTTGTTGACTCAGCGTGCTGATGCCCAGTGTCGCCATCTGCTGCTGTAACTCTTGGATTTCCGCCGATTGCGCTTCAAACGCGCTTGCCGCAGGCTCCACGTAATAGACCTTGTTACCCGGCTGGGTCGCCATCGCGTAATTAACGCTGATAGCCATGTCTTTCGTTTGGTCGTCCCAGCCCTCAAGGACGAGCATCGGTTGCGAAGCGATGTGGAGGCTGTGGATAAGATCCGCTTGCCGCTGATAGTGGGCCAGATTGAGATGAGCAATGTCCAGTAGCGGTGGCTTACTGGTCAACGTATCGGTTTTATTTGCGTAGATCGTTACCAGTGGAATCTGCCCAAGCGAGAAATCGCCAGACTCAACCAGCTCGTACTCCGACGTAGCGTCGGATTGATCGAACGAAGCGGGGTATGGAAATGGCCCTTGCATCTCTGTCTTTTGCTCTTCCTGCCTAAAGATGCGATAACGACCCGGCTCGATGACACGTACTTGGTCATAGACCTTTTCTCCAAACTCGCCGTCAGGAACTACAGCCTTTTCCCCAATCCGAACCTGTGTAAGGTTTCCGTAATTGGCTTCGCGGTCCAATCGCCAACCGTACACGTCAGTCGGATCCACCTCAATCCAATAGGGCCGACGATTAAGAGCACGCTCCTCTGCAAGACTTCTCGCGTCCGAAGGCGCAGGAAAGTCAACCAACGTGTGACAGTGCCCATACGTCAGGGCACAAATCAAGAGTCGTCGAGCGTACTCATCTAAATCTGAGCCGCATCCATCAACGTCTTTGTTGAATACATCTGTCCAATACGGATCACCTTGGACACTAATTGGTTTCCTCAGGATCAACCCGGCGGCTGCCCGCAATAGACGTTGCGTGTAAGGCGTAAAAACAGAACGATTGACCCGCGATAAATACGCGGAATAGTCCTCACGAGGCTCTAAAGGCAGAAATGTCTCGCAGTTTTCACGTAGATACTCCGTCCCAGAAGTCACGGCTTTCATGATCTCCCAGCCCTTCATCTGGTCGATCACAGCCCGTGTCCGCACGAACGGACTATCAACAGTGCCCATGTAGGAACTGCTGACGAGATGCGTTCTAACGAGACCAGGAACGGAGTAAGTCATGACACCTCAGAGTTGAGTTATTAACAGCCCCATCGACGACGAGCTGCTTTACCCCGTTCACCAGTCCAATTACGACTTCGAGCGCAGAAAGAACGCTTACGGGCAGCTTCTTCCTTTGTCTTGGGCTTGCCTGTAACCGGCGGTTTCAAATTAGAACCTGTTTGCCGGTTGTACTTAGCCCGACCTTTAGCGGTCAGGCCAGCACCTTTACTTGCAGGCAGCTTTTCGCCACGGCCAACACTAAGGTTGGGACCACGCTTACGCTTTTTGCGCTCTGCCATCGTCCTAAACCTTATTCAAGGTTGGAGGTGATGGCGCCGCTGGTGACGAAGTTGCAGGTGGCAACGACCAAATCGCCAACAGTGGATGCAATATCCATGCTGGTGATAATGCCCGCGAAGCTCACACTGTCGGTGCCGGTGGAAGTGCCGGTGGTAAACAGCTCGAACGTAGCGTCTGCAGGGTCTGCAGCAGTAATCACGTCTTCAAGAAATGCAGCCTGACCAGTTGCATCTGGGTCGTACACCAGCTCAACGGTGCCAGAACCGCTGATCATGCTGCCGACAAACGCACGGAACGTGTCACCGTGATCGGTAACGTCCAACGTGTCTTTGGTGATGTTCAGTGTCCAGCTGCGGGTTCCAACGATGGTGGCGTTAGAAGAGCCAGCAGCGTCAAACTGGACCGCACCTTGCTCTCCGCGAAGGATGGCCATGAGTAGACATAGGAAGGGTCTATGCCTTCGAGTCTAACTCTTTATGCCTGTCAAGCCACGCAATCAGCCGTTGTAATGAACGATGATGTGCGGCTCAACGCTGGGCGTGCCAGATGAAATGGACGCAATGCGGCAGCGAACGCGACTTGCAGGCTTTCCTGAATAAAAATACTCGTAATTTCCAGCGGAGTTGATAGTTTTTGTGGTGTCAATTTCAAACCACGTATCGGTAGAACCGCTGTGGTTCAGCTCAAGAGCAACAGTAAAGTTTGCGCTGCCAGTAGCGACCAGAGCAAACGTAAACGTGTCCGAGTGAGCGCTAACTATAAAAGCGTCGTCTACCGCCGCCAAGGCGGTCGATTCATGATGCTCAACCGTGTTGGTGTAGCGCTCAACGGTGGTGGCCATTAGCTTTTACCCTTGGGTTTACGACGCCGATGCTGATAGCTTATCTTCTTCGAGCCCGTTTTTTCACGTTTAAATCGGGCTTTTTCTGAAGGACTCATCTCTTTAGTCGTCTTTGGCGTCTTGTCCGACACACGTTTTGACGGTCGGCACGCTGGATAGTCCCGTTTTTCGCCTTTGGAGCGCCCACAAGGTTTCCCGGTCTTTATATCGACCCATTTCTCGTCAAACCATCGGCCAAGGCCACCACGGCCTTTACTTTTTGGTTTTGCGGGTTTTCGTGGTTTTTTTCGTTCCGCCACTGGTTGCTTTTCGGTAGGTGCCACCACGCTTCTTATATTCGCGCACCAACCACGCATTTGCATACGCGCTCGGATAAACCGCGAACTTGCGCTTGGCCTCAGCCTTTACGCGAGCATAAAGCGCTTTGTTTACTGGGACGTTTTCACTTGCCACAGCTACACCGCATCTTCTTGCTGCCCTTCTTCATACCCTTTTTTTTACCGTTGGGTTTTTTCTTGCCACCGGCTCCGTAATGACCAGGCATGACAAATAAACATGGGATGCACCCAGTCTAACGGCCCTTAGTTGCGTATTCCAACGTCACTTGACGCCGACTGCCCTCAGGTGACTTCCAACGCGGAAATTTGACCAAAATCGACGGGTCCAGCACCTCTTCAGGTGGCTGCAACGTCCTCCAACGGTGGTCACACTCG